AACTCCATTGTTTTCTGATGATGAATTATTTACTGTTCAACTTAAAGATTTTGATCGGGCCCCAGCAGTGGTTATGCCTTGGGCTGCTTCAGTGCGAGATACGATTTATTGGGAAAGCGTGGCAAGTGATTTTAAGAAGTTATTATCACCGGTCACTGAAATTTCCAAGATGATAGGACGTGGTTTGACCACCATTGTCCGAAAGCCATATGATTTAGTTGCTTCAAGATGTGTTGAAGTTGAAAGAGCAAGGGATTTGTGTAGTAGGTATCGAAGAGAAGCAAGTGAGGTTGTCGATGGGTTTGGGGATTCTTATGTTGAATCCACTTATGATCCTAGAATGTTTTTACAGTTGGCGCCTGATGTTGTTGTTGAGCCGCCTAGGGACGAAGAGGAGCTGGTGATGAACTCAGTTGCTTTGTCTCATCTGCCTTTTAGTAGGGTGGAAGGTGTTCAGCAGGTAGTTGGAAACAATTACGTTATCAGGAAAGGCAAAAGAACATTTTATTGTCACACCCTGTTGTCAATGCTCAAAGCTCGTCTAGGTGCGATGCCTAAAACGGAGCTCAATTTGAGAGTTGTAAGAAGGAATGCTTTTAAGGAGTGTGAGACCCATGGGTTGAGACCACGTGATCGTGCTGTGGCTGTAGAGTTTGTAACTCAAATGTACTTTAAGTACAGTGTCATTGAGCGTGAAGTGGGTTTTATGTCCATGGCTTATGACAATCCAGAGCCCAAAGGGTGGTTTAAACGTGCATATCACGATTTTAGACTATTCTTTGGGCTTGGCAGGCCTTTGGACCCTCTCTATGAGTAGGGGAGCCTTACCATTGCTACACAGTGTGCACCTAGTTTAACTTATTGTGTTCAACAGGCAAGAGATGTTGAAACTAGTGTTGCATGTGCGGAAGTCACTGTGAAATGCAATGGTAGGGCTGTGTTACCAAGGACATATAGTGTAATAGGAGGAATTACACTAGGTCCTCGGGAGTTGGTGGTTAATGGGAGAAGTGTCACAACTTTGCATGCTAGTGTTGTTGAGAGAGTATTTTATTGTGCCAAGAATGGGCAAGTGTTGTCCCCTTTGAAGCCCCAAGAGAATGTTTTCCGTCAGTTGTTAAAATTTAAACGCAAATTGTGTTTTGCATTTGGTAGTAAGCCCACCCGTTTGGTGCCCGAGGAGTTTGTGGCGCTGTATAAGGGTCGGAAGAGAACCATTTATGAAAATGCTTTGCCGGAATATTACAACGGCGTGAGGCCTGTGCACGCACGGGTGAAAACATTTGTCAAGGCTGAAAAGGTGAAACCAGCTGCTCCAAGATCTATACAACCACGTGATCCTGTGTATAACATAGGTGTGGGTGTGTATATCAAGCACATTGAACATACTCTTTATAGAGCAATAGCGCGAGTTTTTGGTCAGAAAATGGTTGTTTCAAAAGGGTTTAATGTCGTTGATTTAGGTAACAACATTTCAGAATTATGGAATGAGGTGCATGATCCTTGTTTCGTTGGTTTCGATGCTAGTAGATTTGACATGCATGTGTCAGTTGACGCATTGAAATGGGAGCATTCGATATATAACTGGTTGTATGATTATGATCCCGAACTGGTTAGGTTATTGCGTATGCAATTGAGAAATGTTGGAGTTGGATTTTGCGACGATGGTAAGATCAAGTATTTGGTTGAAGGTCGAAGGATGTCAGGTGATATGAACACAGCGCTAGGAAACTGCTTGCTAGCCTGTGGAATTGTCTATAGTTATATGCATGGTTTGGGTATAGACTACAGATTCATCAATAATGGTGATGACTGTGGTGTTATTGTGTCCAGATCCAATATTAAGCATTTAAGCATGATATCTGAACATTTTGCTAAATACGGTTTTCGTCTTGAAGTGGAAAAACCTGTATTTGAGCTTGAAAAATTGGAATTTTGTCAAATGAATCCAGTTTTTGATGGCACAAATTGGCGTATGATGCGCAAGGTGTATCCGGCTTTACAAAAGGATTCAATGTCTTTAATACCGTTCAATGATATAAAACTTCTACGAAAGTGGATTTACAGTGTTGGAGAATGTGGGTTGGCTTTATGTTCTGGTTTGCCTGTTATGCAGGATTTTTATCAGATGTACTGTCGGCTTGGTGTTCCTAGCAATATTGGTGATGCTACCTATATGGAATGTGGTGCTCGTCAGTTGGCTCGAGGGCTGGTGGCTGAGTCGGCTTTTATCAGTGATGAAGCCCGGTTTTCATTTTATATAGCTAGTGGCATACCGCCAATGCTTCAAATGGCTCTAGAGGGGTATTACTCGAGCATCCATACTGTTCAGTATAATGAACATGAGGATTATATACCAATCGAGCCGCTTGATATATTGTAATCATTTCAAGAAATAATATATTATGGCCAAAAAGAAAAGTGTAAAGATTGTGGTGCAACCGCAAAATAAAAACAAAAACAAGACTAAAGTGAAGCAACAAGAGTTGACTAGGTTAGGAAAGGCTTTGCGAACTTTGGGTGGATTAGGTGGTGCAACTGTTGGTGG